ACATTTTATAAGTAACTCCTTCCGGTAAATCTTTTTTACTACTTCTTTCCTTTAATGTACCTGGTAAAATGCCTTTTGAATTATTTTGCTGTTCTTGTTGTGTATCAATTCTAAGATTTTCCCAAGTATTATTTAATGGATCTCTATCAATATGATCTACACTAACATTTGTTGTGCCTTTTCCATTTCCATAACAACCTGTAATTATTTGATGTATATAATAACATTTTCTATCATTTTCATTATCAATATATGCAGTATGTGTCTGAATGTATCCATTTGCGCATTTATACCATGTTAATTTTTTATTGTTATTATTTTTAACTTCAAACTCTAATATTTTTTTATAACTTTCAGGACATAATTTACATAATGTATCTTTTTCACAATACATTAATAAAAATTCTTTTTCATTATCTATAATTTTCCATAAACAATTTTTTATTTTATAAGCATGTTGTCCTAATGTTGAATAATGTCCAGGAATATAATCAATAATTGTAAATAAATTTACAATCTGTTCATATATTTTTGGATAACAAATAACATTATCCCTTCTTAAATCATAATAATTATTATTTTTAAAAGTATAAATATTGTCTTCAAAATTAAAGTGAAATAAATATTCAAGTATATTAACTTCTTTATTATTTTCTTTATAATATGGATATGTATGGGTTAAATCAAGTTTAAATGTTTTCTCAAAATGATCTCTTATTTCAATAAAATCATCGTTATCAAGAATAAATTCATATTTCCCATAATGAAGAAAACAGTAATCACAATTAACACAATAAGAAGGCTTATTTCTTAGCCGTTCCACCAATTTTTGTGAGGTTGTAAGTTGGTTCATATTATAATTATATAATATGAAATGTCTTTAAGTTGTTTTAACGAATAATATATATATTTATATATTTCCTTAATTACTATACGCGAGCCCCCCCATGCCGCTCATGATACGAAGCACATTATAATTTGTTGCATACACGCGGACCTTAGCAGTCTTGGTGCCCTCAACTGTGGCGTTAGAAAGAACCAATTGTAGTGTCGCGTTATCTATACGCGAGAAGTTGCAAGTACCGCTTGGCTGATGCTCCTCAGGCCGCAGCGCAAACGAATACACGTTAATACCCTCATCAGGGCATCGAGTGTGCGCCTGGAAGGGTTGCACCAAGCTGAAGTAAGTTCCTTCACGCTCAGAGAAACGATCCTGACCATTGAGCTGCAACTTAGCAGTAACCACGGGGTTTTGGCCCCAACAATGGAGGTCCAAAGAGGTCTCCGTCATCACGAAAGTGCCGGCATCAGATACCGTGGAATTTTCCATGTGACCGGCACTTGACTGTAAGCTTTGGAGTTGAGCAAGGAGAGCGGGATCCACGCCAGCAGTTTGTGTGGAAATGGGGACCGCGGGGCCGCCCATGTTAGCCTCATTGTAAGGATTGTTGGGTCCATGCCAGTATCCAGTGAAACCAGTAGGGATCTCATAATCGAGAGCACCGGCATCCTCGAAAAGTCCGCGAGCATCAATGAAAGCGCGGCTATCAGCAGCAACAGAAGCAGGGCCTCCGAAAGCATGGATAGCGTTGGGAAGAGCATCAATCGCGTCGGTGTAGTTGAAAGGCTGAGCACCAAGCACCTTAAACAAAAGAGCATCGCACACCAAAGATGAGCAATAATCCACATTTTGATCGGGCTGCACAACCCAGATCAATTCCTTCACGGGGTGATTGAAATTGAGCTTGATTTTGTTCGAAGAACTTCCGACCGATTCGTCACCTGTGAACTGGAGTTGGGTAATCAAATATTCATGAGGATTTTGCGCGAAGCGTCTGCGCTCGTCTGTGTCCAAAAACACATAATCCACATACAAAGAAGCAGCCACCAAAGACTGATTGTATGCAATTGCGGCAGGCACAGGGCGACCAGGAGTGTACTGGTTAGCGGCGGTGACAGGGATACTTGAGGGTTGAGCGCCTGAGTTGCAGCTCAATGTGGTAACAGCCCACAAGCACTCGTCAATAGGACGGATATCAAGGTTGATCTTGACTTCGTGATACTGCACATCACGGTTTACCCCACCTTTCGGTGTATTTTTGTTACTGGGAATAGACTATATCTTAAGCCATCATCAAGAGTTTTTAATTCTTTCAGACCCAAAACCGTTTAGTCGTTGAACCTTCTACATATCCTAATGTCAAACTTATTTGACGGCGGAGTTAGTAGCTTGGCTGCGGATTATCCATTTCAAATTTATCCTGATCATTAGGACAAATCTTCATATGTGGCATTTTTACCATACCTGAGGTTTTTTTTCTCAGCCACTGCAAACTTTCGTTTACAGCTTGGTAGCCATCATCTTTGGGAACTTCCCGCAATTTGGTCTTGTTGCCGCATGTTTATTGGATTGATAAGTCACTGAATAATCGGTGATTTATCAATCCAGGAAAACACGCAACTAGCACCTGAGAGTTATGCAAATTCTCAAACAGATTTTTCCCAAAACATAATTTTGCTGTTTTGGGCTGGGTGCTTTTCTGCCCTGCAGATTTTAAGGCGATAAGGGGCAACGCAAGTCCTGGGTTAGTGCAAAACCAAAATTGGAGAGGCACATACAGAGTAGTCTCAGGAAGAGCGTTACGGGGGGCGCACACTTGACGAGGAGCCAAGGAGTCGCAAGGACCATCCACTTCAGAGAAAGATGGATCCGTGATGAAGGTGAGTTGGGTTGTGTTACCAATCATCTTGAAGTATCCGCGCTGTTGCTCGGCGGTCATGGTGAGCTGATTCCAGATATGCATCCAGTCACCATATTGGCGATCAATTCGTTGACCACCGATCTCTACTTCAACCTGGGCGATAATTTGCTCACCGGGGAAATCCAACCAACGAGCATACACGCCGGAACCAACGCCAACGGCGAAAGAGGCGATACCCATAAGCTGATTGATCTCCGGAAGTGTTACCTGAAGATATGTGCGGTAAGCGAGATCACCATTGCGGCTGATCACGCACTGAACACGACGACCGAAATCGGCCTGCCCATTGAAAGTTTGCTCGATTGATTCAATAGCAAAGTTAGTGTAACGTCTATATGTCACTTTCCAAAAAGTGATCTGAGGATTTCCTGTACATTTCCTCTACCTTATCTTTCGATAAGGAGTAGACTATATCTTAAAGTGATTCATATTTGCTTCATTTTCTTTCATTTTTCTTTCATTAAAGCAAGATCTTTATTTAATATAAATTCACTCGAAAACCATTTAGTCGTTGAACCTTCTTCTTTAAATTTTTCTATTTTTTCCACAATATAATCTATTTGATCCATATCTATTTCTTTTTTCGATGAATTGAATTTAATTGTAACTGGCATTAAATTTGTCCAATTACAGCATTTTAATTTTTCATCTTCTAAAGTCAAATCAAATTTACAAACAGGTATAATGTGATCAATTGACCAAAAAGAACCATAATTATCCCAATTCATTTCACTCGTGAAATTGAACTCAAACCACTCTCTTAAATATTGAATATTGCATCCAATATAATTCATAGTTGAATCATTCTTAACTAAAACTGTTCTTAATCGTGCTGCTAATGATTTTTTTATTCTATAATTCATATTTGTATTATGTTCATTTTTGCACCACGCTGTTTTTTGTTCTGTTAAAAATTTAGGATAACAAGAAACACATATCTTTTTTTTATAAAACTTCTTCAACTTTGCAAAACATTTTAATGCCTTTTCTTCTTGACATTTTTCACATTTTGCAATTGTATTTTCAGTTTTTTGTTGTCTGAGATTTTTCTTTCTTGTCTTATCTAATTCGTTTAAACACTTTTTACATGTTATAGCAAATCTGATTTCATATTTTCTGTAGTTATTCATTGGATAATTGATCTTACATTTATCACATATTCTGCCCGTTTCTGTTTCTTCGTTGCAAGACATTTATTTATATGTTATATTTGTATTTTATATTTATATTGTTTTAATTAGTATTTATTTTGTTTCATTTAAAGAAGCTTGGATGCTCATTGCCCATTTTATTGAACTTGTTAGTTCAAACTATCTTATTCATTTTTACTATACCCAAGGTCTTTGTCTTGGCCACAATTCTCTCACAAAAATTGTTTAGTAGAATAAGTTTTAGGGGTTTCAAGCAGTTTGATTTTCTTACCAGGGTTATTCTATTACTTATGATGGGTGCACAAGTAATTCCCTGATTAACATCAGTGGTTCTTCTTTTTAAAGAAAAGTCCACAAAAGGCTTTATGAATGTCTTATTTTTTCAACATTCCCTGATGTTTTTCTACCCTACAGGCTTTTAAGGTAAACATCTTGCGATGATCCCTAGTATTTCTACTAGGGTCGGAATACACCTTAAGAAATTTCAGGTTTTGCTAAAACCATCATCAATTCCCGATTGCCGTCTACTCTCTGAACCTTTATCTTATATCTGCTCCCACCTTTGAAAAGGTGGAGCCAAACAATCAAGTTTGGTTCCACCACTTTAAAAATGGATATTTGTTACTTTGAAATAGTTTGCCTCCACCTTTTCAAAGGTGGACGATATAAGATACTTGGCTGCGGATCATCCAATCTTTAACGTTTTTACTATGCCATTGGTCATTACCCTATGGTATTATTTATGTCACCATAAATAAGAAGTAGTTAAAGCTCTAAGAAAGTTCCCGCAATTTGACAATCTTGCAAATCCACCTATCAAAAGCAAAGGTGGAGCCAAATTTGTTGTGATAGTTTCATATGATTATTAATAGTTTATTAATAGTTTCATATGATTCTAAATAGTTTATTAATAGTTTCACAACAATATTATTTTGGCTCCACCTTTGATTTTCGCATAGCGAAAATAGAAAGGTGGATTTACTAGCGAGTTATATGATTGATAAATAATCAATCCGTATATTTACACTGTTTTTCCCATCATGGAGATATACGACCCATGATAGCAGCTCACTGTTGGCACCCAAGCTGTTAAGCGCCATAAGCTACTAGTTGCATTAAACCACCTCCCATTTTATAATATTGCTAAAGAAAAAAATATTCCTAAAATTAAATTAATTGTTTTTATTAATTTAATTCACTACCTA